TCAAACTTTACATTTATCTGAGCCACTACGTTTTCTAAATCTCTTGTGCTAACCATTACTGTAGTCCTTGTGGGTTTGGAGGAGTTGCCTGACTAGCAACATTGCCCTCTTTTACTGCTACTTCTCTTTCCTTTAACAACTGCTCTGAAATCTTTAGACGCTTCTGGAACTCTTTGTCATCTGCATCGCCAGCTTGGAGATTATTAGTAGCCGCTTTGATTCGATCAATCTCAAGTTCCTGCGGAATAGCTTGTGCTTCCACTCCCAGCTTCTGCGCTCTAGCTTGTGACTCTTGCGCCTGTCCGTTGAGTGCGGCAGTCTGTGATGCTTGGAACTGCAACTGTGCTTGCTGTGCCGCCTGTGCTGCTTGCTGTGCTTCTGGATTAGGCTGGTTAGCTTGTTCCAAAGTAGCAATCAACTCTTCACGGTTAGACAAGTTCATGTTGTCAATGATAGACGTTACCAGCTTAGGATACATAGGCTGATCAGGTGACATGGTTTGTAGCAACTGAACAAGCTGTGTTACTTCATACTCACGAGCAATGATGCCTAAAGAACTAGAAGTATGGAACTTGTAGTCGGCTACTGGGTACAGTTCAGGCTCAAACTGCATGTAGCGATAAGCGGCTTTCTGTACAAAAGGAATCAAGAAAGAATCTTGGAAGTTGATCAAGGTGCGCTTGTGTCGCTTAATGATAGCACCTAGTGACATAGAAACACCAGCGGCAGTAGCTTCACCGTTGATAGACCCTGCGATACCTGCGCTATCTATAGCACCTGTAGCTGTCTGTACCATAGTCTGTAGCGATTGCGCTTGTGCAAAGGTAATCTGATTGACTTGACCAAAGTTAAATGGCTGTAGAATCTCAGCAGGGTTGCCGTTGGTAAGTATGGTTTTCCCCGGCTGTATGCTAGGTTTAGCGCCTCTAGGCATACGAGATGCATCCATTGCCATCATTGGGTGTATGGTTAGTGCAAGAGCATCAATTCTAGCGCGTAGTTCTGTGTCTAACGCCTTCTGACTGTTATACCCTTTCTCACATACTCCTCTGCCCCAGAAGCGGCTAGGAACGACATCCCAAGGGAATGCAACAATAGGACGATCCTGCATCATGTATGGGTTCTTCTCAGCCTTTAGTAGAACACCACCGTTACCAATAACAACCATTGCTTCTGTGTAGTAGCTGTCTTCTTCTTCTTCATCAAACTCTACTACTTCTTCATCTTCTGAATCTTCTTGCGCTTGTTTCAGCAAGTGCGTAGGAACAAGGCCGTAGTATTTAGTAAGTCTAACCTTATCTTCTGGAAAGCTAGTTAGGTCTTGATCAGGCTCTAGGTCAAAGTCACTAGAGGCAATAGACAGGGCTTCATCACGATAAACACCCTTCTCTTGTAACTGCTCTACTAAGTGGCTAGACACATATTCATCAACTGCACAGCCTAAAGCGTTGTCAATGTCTGTCGCTACAGGGTCAATAAGGAAGTTCTGTGGCATAACAGGACGTAGCTTAACACAAGTACGGTCTCTGATAGTAACGCCTACGGCTTGTAACTCACCACCCATGACAGGCTGAGAAGCAGGAGCCATCTCTTTTTCTTCTTCTAATACTACTTCACCAATACCTGTACCAAACACAGCAGCATTGATTAAGCACTCAGCCACGTTCTTACGAACTTTGTTCTTTGCAAAGTCTTCTTCTAAGTAACCACGTAAGGCGGCTATGTCTTGTGGGTTCTGATCTCTGACATCATCTTTAATGTCGAACCAAGAACCACGACCAAAGGTAGCCTCCTCTAGTTCAGCTACAGATGACTCAACAGCCTGCTGTAGCGCAGGAGAAATAATCTTAGATCGTTCTGACTGACGAGTCTGGTCTTCTGCTGACCACTGACCACGCCAGAGGCGGTAGTATTCGTCAAAGCGTTGTGAGTAGTTGGCTTCGTAATGATCACGCCATCCATCACACTTCTCCATTACCCAACCTTCTAGGCTTTGCTCAAGAGAAAAGTTGTCTGCGCCTTCTAGTTCCATAGTTAGTAACCTGCGTATTTATCTAAGAATTCGTAGTCCTCTTCTTCATAGTCATAAGCATAGGAGACTTTGGCTAACTGGTCTATGTATGCTAAACAATCTATCAAGTCATCATGGACTAAAGGATTAGGAAACTGGAACAGTTCATCTAAGAACTCTGTATTCCACTTCCCCTTGTTTAATGTAATGTTACCGTGTTCAAAGCGTCCTTGTAACGCCCACACGATTCTGTCTGTCTTCTTTTTGTTACCGTGGGTTAACTCTTCCACTCTAAAGAAGCGTTGGTTCTTCTTCATCTGGTCGTTGAGGTACGGACTAACAGCGTTCTTTAACGCTCCTTTTTCGATTCCGACTGCAACGGGCTTGTACTTGTTGACTGCTCCGAAGATACGTCTGGCGGTCTCTTCAACGCCCCATCGCCCATATATGATGTCAGCAACCCACCAGCCTTCCACACCCGCTTTAACCACTGCAATGCCTGTCTGGTCAAGTCTTGCAGTTTTGGTAGTTGCTTTTTGTACGTCTGCAAAGCCAGCCAAATCGACAGCAATATAGTACTCGCCATCTGTCGGCTCTTCTTCGCTAAACAATACATCTTCTTCTTTAAATAGTTCACTGCCGTGTGCCTCAAAGGATGCCATGAATTCCTGTCTAAAACTAAAGGCTGACATACTCTTCTCAGCCGCTTTAATCTCATCAGGATCTAGTAAGGGGTTGTCAAAGCTAGTGAAGTGATAACCACCCCAGTCTTCGTCTTTAGATACACTGGCGTAGGTAAACAGTTCATAGAAGTGGTTACGTCCCATTGGCGTACCAATGAACATAGCATCACCCTTCTGATCCGCAAGAGCAGGGCGTAGGATTTGCTCCCACACCTCTGGCTTCATGTCAGCATACTCATCCATGACAAGATACTTCAAGCTAACACCACGCATAGTCTCAGGTCTATCAGCACCCTTCAGCGTCAGCAACGCACCGTTGATAAACTTAATCTGTAGGTTGTTGACATGGCTTGACGCTATAACGCTATGACCTAGTTCCAGCAACATCTGCCACATAATGTCTCTAGCCTGACCCTGTGTAGGGGCAACATAGAACACCTGACCTTTCTTAGATGACAAACAGTTAAGTATTAGCGACCATGCGGCTAACCTACTCTTACCTGTACGTCTACCTGCCGCTATAACTTTAAAGCGTGTAGAGTCTTCATAGACTTCTTGTTGCCACGGTAGTAACTCAACCTTTAAATCAGCCAAGTTAGTACGTCCACATCACAGGAGATTCATTACCGTCAAGGTTGCGGATGTCAACATGCACAAAGCTACTAGCAACTCCAATTCCTGAAAAGCCCATCTTGATAGCCTCCTCAACAATTCTAAACCGCTGTACACCGTCTGTGACTTTGATATCTGCTGCAATACCTTGGGCATGAGTTCCTGCTTTCTCCTTCTTAGCTTCTATGGGGTGGTCTTCAGAACGATAACCACTTGTAATAACGAAAGGAAACCCACACCTAGCCCTTAACAAATCTAACTTCAGTAGCAGTCTGTCACTAATCTCATTCTCACCTGTATATTGACAGGCAAACTCTTCTCTAGTGAAGTAATCTAAATCGTTGTTAATGTTATGCATCTGTGTATTCCCCGTCAATGGGTTCTTCATTACCGCTTATGATGGTAGTCTCGCCACCAACGCCAGTAATGGAAATGTTAATAGCACTCTTACCGCCAGTTTCTCTGTCTTTCTCGAAATAACTAACGGGTAACAATCTATCCATGCAGAGTTTCCATGCTGCTGCCTGATTCTTATGGTCATCATCTAACGCGGCATTGAGAATACTGTCTAACACCTTCCTACTCTTAGGGGATGCCAGCATTCTAGCCTTATATTCGTTGATGACCGATGCATCTCCCTTGGGTCGCCCTACTGCATTGCGTTTACCCTTGGTTTTTGACGCTACTGAGTTCTTTTTTGGCCGCCCAACCCGCTTTGCGGGCTGACCAACCTCTGAATCTTTACTACTCAAGGTCTACTCCTTTGGTTATCTTAAGTATACTTAAGTATTCTTTAGGATTATACTTTAATTATTATTTAAAGAATATCCTTAAAGGGTTCTTAAGTATACTTAAGGCGCTTGGTTGCCTTTGTCTCTCTATTATACTAGATATTATAGCACACTTAGAACCTAAAGTCAAGCACTATTTACTATTAACCTTAAGTTTCTTCATTAGGCCGCCAGCCTAGCCCAAAGTTCCCCACACATGTCATTCTTTTTTATTCTAATGATGTCCCTTCTTATAACCTACGGCTACTTAAGGGCCAACTTGTGTTTATTTATGTATATCAAAGGCTTACAGGTATTCACAGGGGTTATACAGGTATCCTAATTTCACCCTATTTTGTATACCAGCGGGTACTACACAGGTAGACAAAAGTTATCCACACCCCCCGTGGCCTTTATCCACAGGTAATCCACAAGTTATCCACAGGTAATCCACAGGCTACAATGTTGGCACGGGTATTGCATAAGATTCCACAAGGCAGAGTGTGAGTATGCCAGAGGATACCTATAGACCACACAAGCTGGCACAAGTATTGCATGTCATAACACAACAAAATTGGTGTATAGAAGGTAGTAGTATCTATTTGCGACAAGTTATCTGTTTGCGACAAGTTATAACAAGTTACAAAAATAATTAAATAAACGCTTGTGTTCTGTGGTCAGTCCTGTATTATGCACATATCACTTAAACAACTACTTAAAAGGTAACTACACATGACTAAATTAACTATCACTAAAGCTACACAAATGGCCGCTGAGATTATCCACGGTACTAGCGTTAAATCTAAAGTAACCGAGACAGTCAAATCAGCTTACATTCAGATTATCAACGGCACTTCAGACGATAAAGCGCTGGTTGCATTGTGGGAAATATGTGCCACCGACAAGCCTACACTGGCAGTCATACGCGCCATATTCAATAGAGTAACCAAAGCAGTACACAAGGAGCTGGACATAGATAAGCCAGCAATGTGCGTAAAAGATGGTCAGCTTGT